CCTGGACGATGAGGCGGCCGCCCGGCGCCAAGACGCGCAGGAGCTCGACGTAGGCCTTGGCGTCGTCTTCGATGTGCTCCAGCACGTTGCCGGCAACGACGAGAGAGAAGGCGCCGTCCTTGTAGGGCAGGTCGCAGACGTCGCCGCGATAGGAGAGATCGTTCTGGCCGATTCGCTCGCGCTTGTCGAGGATGGTATAGGCCCACCGCTTGCGGACGTAGACGGGGCTCAGGTTCAGGACCTGTCCGATCTCCAGGACGTTCTGGAATCCATCGATCTCTCTCTCGATCCACGCGGCAACGGATCGGTTGCGCTGGCGGGACTTGCAGTTGGGGCAGACGATCTGTTTGTCGTTGCGGCCGCCGGCCTGGTAGTAGACGGCCGACCGGCAGACGGCGCAGGTCTCGCGCGTATCGAGGATCGGCGTGGCTTCCTTCTCGCCGGTCGACTCCCGCAGCAGGGCAAGCGTCCCTTCCAGCGCCGTCTTGGTTCGCAGGAAGCCCGCCTTCTCGATGGCCGTCTCGATGGCCTTCATCTTCTGCTGGACGGAGATCTCGCCGTGCTTCGTGATGTCCAGATGCGCGAGTCGCTTGGGGTCGTGCCGTGTGTTGACCACGCTGAAGGACAGCGTCCATCCGCGATGCTCGTAGAGCGCGACGGCGTCGGGCACCTCGAGGATGTTCTTGTTGGTGATGACGAAGGAGACGGAGGTGTTGTAGCCCTCCTTGTGGAGGCGCTCAAGGTTGCCGAAGGTCGTATCCCAGGAGGCGCCCTGGTGGTCGCGCTCGTAGGTGCCGGGGAGAGCGGCATTGACGGACACGGCCAGGAAGTGGATGTTGAGGCCGTGAAGCAGGTCGAAGTCGATGGCCGTGCCGTTGGTGGTGAGGCTGATGGTGAAGTCGGGCCGCTCTTCCTTGGCCCGGCGAAGGAACTCAAGGCAGCGCTTGTCGACAAAGGGCTCCCCACCGGTTACGTTGACCAGCAGGATGCGGTCGTGGTGCTCAAGGAGGTAGCCTGCCACTTCGCGAGAGAGCTCGGGGGGCATGCTCTTGCCCCGCTGATTGCAGAACTCACAGGCCAGGTTGCAGTCGCCGCCCGGCGACCAGGAGACGCGAAGGGGAACGTGCTGGATCTGCGTGTCGCGCCGGCGGATCGCCTCTCGGGCCATCTCCCGGTTCTCGATGAACGCGCTCGACGGCCCTTCGCCGTATCGCAGGCGCTCGCCCATCATGCGATCGACCTTCGGCGGAAAGATGATCCGGTTTGGCGCACTGAGCCGACCGCGTCCGCACTTGCCGCAGACGTCGGCGCCGGTGCAGGCCATGGCGCTCCGGAAGCCCTGGGCCGTAGGGGAATTGAGGATCTCGGTGATGCTCTGCCCTTGCCCGAGCGTGCCGAAGCGAACGGACGGGGGAGCGGTGCAGCACGAGAGGATCTGTCCCCGGTGGGTAACGACCATGGCCATCCAGGGCCGGGCGCAGACGGTCTTCTTGTGTTTGGGCGTTAGCATTTTTCGCTTTTCCCTCTGAATTTTTCCGGGGAGATCGCGTATACTCTTGTAGGCGCGTTGTTCATTGAGTCTTTGTAGGGAGAGATGCTATGACGAGGAGAAGATGCGCTTTGGTGGCCGCGCTGGCCTTGTGTTTGCTCGGGGCCGGATCGCCTGGGCAGTCGCCGATGCCGGGATGGAGCGTATCCCTGGGCGACTGGACGGGCGAGAAGGATACGGTGCAGTGCACGGGCAACTTCATCGGCCGGCTGAAGTGGGACGGCGATGCGAAGAAGTCCGTCGATATCCAGTTCTCCCTCAAGGTCAAGAAGTGGATCGCCGAGCCGCAGTATGCGGGCATTCTCTGGGCGGCCACCGGCGACGGCAGCCACGAGGCAGAACGGAACGTGGCCGTCGTGAGAGGCAACGGGAAGCTGGAAGTCTATGCCCACAACCGCAAGAGCGGACGGAAGAAGAAGCTCGACTGCCGGGTGCCGCTTGGGAAGTCGGTCAAGTTCCGCGCGAAGATCACTCCGAAGGGCATCCAGATCTCGGTCGGCAAGACGAAGCTGATGAACGACATGCCCGTCCCGGAGCTCGGCCAGATCATGCTCTTTGTTCACGGTGCGGACGTCGAGTTCGGCAAGGTGAAGATCAAGGGCAAGTAGGGCCAAGAGCAGGACCAACATGAGGCGGCGCGGCAACGCGCCGCTTCTTTCCTGTTGATGAGATTGCCGCGTCGCTTCGCTCCTCGCAATGACCATTACTGTCGCCTCCCTCCATAGGCCACCCTCAGTCCGGTCTGCCAGGCGACGTGATGGTGGCTGATCTTGCGGCCGTAGCTGTCCTCGCCGGAGTGGGTGCGGCGGTGCATGAGGACCTCGGGTAGGCGCTGGAAGCGCATGCGGCAGCGGAAATAGGCGTGGAGGAGCCACTCCACGTCTTCACACCATCGACACCACTCGCTATACCAGGCGCCCTTCTCGGTGAAGGCGCTCCGCCTGATGAGTAGCTGACTCGGCAAGCACGCGCAGCGGTGGTGGATGATCTGGCCGTCGATGTCCCGCTCGAGCCAGGGGGCACGGCCGAGGGAGAGGTGGAGGTCGGACGAATAGCGTTCTAGATGGCAGTGGACGGCGTCGATCGATTGCGGATTTTGGATTGCGGATTTTGGATTCTCAAAAGAAGAGAAGAGGGAGAGCATGCGCTGGAGCATGGTGGGGAGCATGATGTCGTCGGCGTCGAAGGGGGAGATGAAGTCGCCGCGTGCGGCGAGAATGCCGATGTTGCGGGCGACGGCCTGGCCGAGGTTGTGCTCGAGGCGGATGATGGAGACGCGGTTGTCCTCCATGGCGACGCGGGCCATGATGTCGCGTCCGGCGTCGACGGATCCGTTGTCGACGAGGAGGAGCTCGAGGCCGCCGTCCACCTCCTGGGCGAGGATGCTGTCGATGGTTCGCTGTAGATGCTTCTCCATGTTCCACACGGCGATCACGACGGAGACAACGGGCGACGGGCAGGAGGCGTGGTAGAGGCCGAAGTCGTCGCGGATGATCTGCTCGGGCGATCGCTTGTCGTCGCCGCCTCGGCGGAGGATGCGCCACGAGACGGCGGTTCGCATCTCCTCGGCGACCTCGGGGAGGGTGAGCATGCCGCGGATGGCCTGGCGTCCGGATCGGTTGCGTGTGCGATGGGCCTCGAGGGCGAGCTGCCGGAGCGCGAGAGGCTCGCCCTGCGACCCATCGGGCTTCGGCAGGACGCGGACGCCTTCGTCGTCGATCTCGACGGTGTGGGAACCGGGCTTGGCGTCGAGGTCGATGAGGAGCTCGCGAACGCCGAGGCTGTCGAGCCGGGGGGCGAGCTCGACGAGGTCGATGGGGAGATCTGACAGACCATGGAAGGGGTTCATGATCCGGCGGTGACAGATCTCCCCGTCGTTTCCGAAAAGCAAGCTGAGCTTTGCGCTGCTCATGGTTTCCCTTTGTCAGAACAGTATGGCCTCGTCCGGGTATTTCTTGCTGAGATCCTGGATCTGAGTTTTGGCGCGCGTGTGCTTGGTTCGGTTCTGCGCTTCCGTCTTCTTCACACGGAAGATGTGGATGCTGTCGCGCATGATGCCGTCGAGCCGATTGCCGCAGGAGAGGGACATGCTGTCGTTGGCGGGATCGACGACGATGGAGGCGACCTGCAGATTGACGCCGGACCACTTGGAACCGGTGAGGTTGTCGAAGTTGAGCTTCTTCTGTAGGTTGTATCGGGAGAAGTCGATGCCGTCGATCTTGATCTCGCAGCTCATGCGCTCCTTGCCGTAGATGGACTGGAGCTGGTTGGCCCAGGTGGTCATCTTGGGTCGGTCGTCGCGCGTGCGGCGTCCGTAGTCATAGGCGTTGCTGTCGTCGCCCCAGTTCGAGTCGGGGTGCCACCACTCGTCATTGATGAAGACGAGCTTGCTGGTGATGCCGTAGCTGGTGTAGGCGGAGGCGCCGGAGGGGCCGACCTCGACCTGGAAGGGATGCTCGACGCGCGCCCAGAAGTAGTAGGTGCACTGATCCAGCCAGTATTCATCGAGAGGATCGTAGAAGCACACTTCGCCGCGCGACGGGTAGACCCAATAGCCGCCGGAGTTGTATTTGGCCTGGAGGAGCTTGCCGCCGGCCTTGGAGACCAGAACGGTTCCCGACCGCGCGGTGTGCGTGCCTTCCGGGGAGACGATGCCCGCCCGCCAGACGCGATCGCCCTGGAGCTTGGCGTGGTAGAGGCGATAGACCCACTGCTTGGACGTGCCTTCGTAGTGGCCATGATGGTAGTCGACGCTGTTCCACGTGGTCTGATCCGCCATGGTCCATGCGGGAATGAGCTCCGCATCGCCCAGGGCGCCGGCGGGCCACGGGGCGAAGATCTCGTGGAGCCCGGCGGGACGGACCTCCTCGGCGAAGGGGCGCCCTTCGAGAATGATGTGGGTGTAGGTTTCCTCGAGATCGAGCTGGATGGCGTTGTCTTCGAGGTCGTAGTCCTTGCCGGACTCGTCGACGTGGTGGCCCACCTCGGGGGCGCGGACGGAGACAGCCGAGGAGCTGCTGAGCTTGTGGACGACGAAGGCCAGGTCGGCCGGGTCGATATACCAGAAGCAATCGCCCTGGAAGTCGAGGAGTTCGTCGATGAGCTCGCCGAAGCGGGCGCCTTCGATGTCGATCTCGTCACAGTCCTGGGTAAGAGTGAGGATGGCGGCCGCATCGTAGGAGGCGATCCATGCGGAGGTGAGGTAGGTGTCGGTGATGTCGGCCGACGAGGCGTGGTGCGTCGGGATGTCCGAGCCGCCGGTGGGGTAGCCGAGGGCGTGCTCGAGGATGTCGATGATGATCTCGCCCACGGTCCAGTAATTCAGGAAGCCGACGCCGGGGGCGTGGGAGTCGTGCTCGCCGTCTTTGTTGTAGATGTATCGGAATGCGCCGTTGATCTGGATGTATTCCTCGGCGGTGAGGCGATGCTTGATGTCGTAGGCGGCGTAGGTGACGCCCTCTTGGGCGATGCCGCCGGGCTCATTCACGCGGAGCCACCCGTAGAAGCGGCGCACGCTGTCGATGTAGACCTCCACGAGGTTGTTGTTGGAGAGCCAGGAGGGCGACTCATCGTGTCGGTCCTGGTAGGAGAAGCCTGCGACGAACCCATCGAGCGCGTTGTGCTCGAGGCCCTGAAAGGTGACGTTGGAGCGCGTGGTGCCGTCGACTTTTACCTCGATCGTGGCCATCTACTTTCCCAGGACGATGAAGAGGATGAAGGTCAGAATGCCGATGAAGAGAGAGATGGTGCCGGCGATGGCGCCGGCGGTGAGCTTCATACCGCGGTTCTCCTCGGCCTGTCGGGTGAGCTCGATCTCGTTGGTGCGGATGCGCCCGTTCTGCGCGTCGAGTTTCTCCCAGACCTTCTCGCCTTGATCGATGAGCGAGTCGAGCTTTGTTTCGATGCGCACGAGGGCGGCGCACATGTCGCCGTGGTCGGGGCAGTGGTCTTCGGGTTGCTTAGCCATGTTCCCGCCGTTGTATCAGTGGATCTTGGTTCTACGCCTTGAAGGCCATGTAGTAATACTTGTAGTGTGCGTACTGGGCTTTGCTGTCCGTCCCGACCCAGAAGCCCTTGCTACAGAGCTCGGTGATAGCGGTTGTCGAGTTGGCCGTGGTGTCGAAGGCGCACGCGACGGGCATCGTCATGTCGCCGGTTGCCCAGATGGGCAGGCCGATGCCGTGGCCGCTAAGCACGACGATGTCCGGCTCCCAGGGGCACCAGATGAGGAGCTCATCAACGGTGGTCGCCGTAGTGTCGTATTCGCCGACGACGATCTCGGCCTCGCCGTCGGCGTGGGCCTCAAAGGCGGCCCAGAAGTAGGTTTCGGTATTGTTGTTGACGGCCGCGTTTGCTCCCACCTGGAATTTCGCCGTGCCGAGCGACTGAATGCCATCGCTGGCTAGATCGGCCACGCCCGCGAAGTAGCTCGTGGCTTCGCCGGCATGTTGATCGCTTTTCCACACGCAATAGTTGGAACCGTTGCGCTGCAGCCAAACGAGATCGGGGTTGACGCCGGTGGTGGTGATGTCGCGGTCGTCATTGCCGTCACCGGTATAGGTGCCCGTGACCAGCTTGAGGCCGGTGGCCGGGGCCGCCGCGGCGCCGAATCCGAAGTGGTAGTATGTGACGCCGTTGCTATTGACGGTGGCATCGGTGCCGAGGATGATCCCGTCATCATCCACACGGGTGATCCGGTTGGCTGCCGCTGCCGCATTCGTGAAGCCCTTGGTGCCGTATCGGAAAAAGCGGGCGACTCCGAGTTGTGTAGAGGGGCCCTTGCACAGGCTGAAGATCGGCCAGAACCCGAAGCCCGAGACGTCCTTGCCGTCAACGCCATCGCCGGCGTGCGTGCCGGTGTGGAGCCTGGCGCGGCCGTGGACGTGGCACAGCCCGCCCGGCTTGAGGTTGCCATGAGGCCAATACTGCGCATCGCCGCTACCGAGATCCGTCAGGCTGTCATTCGGGAAGACGATCTTGTCGGCAGACACGGACGGCGAGCTGTCTTTCTCTTCGACGGTCAGGGTCCCACCGCCCGGCGTGGACTTGTCGTCCCGGTCGGACGCACCCTCCACGAGATCGCCATTCTCGTCCAGGAACGCGATACGGTATTTGCCTGCCGCCGCGCTGTCCTGTCCCGTGCCGGTCAGGTCGTTCCCGCCCATGGCGATGTTCCCGGCCATGGTGCCGCCTGCCAGAGCGAGATACGTGGCGTCGTGGTTGTGGCCGATGGCCGCATAGGATGCGTCATGGTCGTGGCCGATCGCGGAATAGGAGGCATCGTGGTCGTGGCCCGCCGTCGCAAGCCCCGCCTCTGCGGCTGTCTGGTTGATCCATTTGCTGGACCCGGTGTCGTAGGCCAGGAGCTCATTGTCGGCGGGCGTGCCGTCGATAGTAGTGTCGTCGAGGTTGCTGATCGTGGTCACGTGGGGGTTGTTGCCGTCCCCGAGATGGCTGGAGAGATCGTTAGCCGCCGCGATTCCTGCCGTAGCCAAGGTCCGGTCGACCCACTTTTCTGTTGCGGAATCATAGGACAGGACCCTGAGCGCAGCCGGCGCGTTGATGGTAACATCGCTCAGGTCATTCAGGGCCATCGCCCCGCCCGGCGGCGTCAGATCGTCCGCGTCGGCGTTGCCTTCGATCAGGTTGCCGCTGTTGTCGAAGTAGGCGAAACGGTACTTACCCGAGGCCGCACTGTCTTGACCGGTACCGGTGATGTCGTTGCCGGCCATCGGCAGGTCCGTGTCCATCGTGTGGCCGCAGACGGACCATTCCATGTTGCTGAGTGTGCTGTGATCCACGGCTGGATCCTCCTGTCTGTAAACAAGCTGAATGTTGTTCGGCGCGGTGTGGCTCCATTGGGCGGCGCCGGGATGGCTCATCTGGGTCATGTGGCAATCGGCCCAGGTGTTGCCGCAGCCGACGAGATCGCCGGGCTCGTCGCCGGTGTTGTTGGCGAGCTCGTGGAACCACTCCTCGAAGTCGGCGTGCGTGGGATAGGTCATGGGGTCGGCGGTCATGTCGAGGCCGAACTCGAGTGTGCGGCCCTGGGCGCCCTGGGCACGGTCCTTGATGCGCGCGCCGTAGCAGCGAGGCAGGACCTTGACGAGCGGCTCGCGATTGACGCGGATGCGCAGGCCGCCCGCGCTGAGCAGGCCCATGGCCGTGCCGCCGAAGGTGTAGGTTTTGGTTGAGTCCTTGCCGGAGTATTCCGGCGGGGCGGTCGGCGGAGAGGAGCCCGTGGACAGGCTGACGGGCTGCTCGCCGGCGCTCTGGATGAACTGAAGGCGATAGTTGACATAGCATCGGTCGTCGCCTTCGTCGGTGCCGGAGACGATCTCGCCCTCGCCGGCGGAGAAGTAGCAGTTCTCGTATTTGCTCCGCGCGGTCTGTCCGATGTATAGGTCGCCGAGTCCGCAGCTCGCCAAAGCGACGAGGGTGTTGTAGAGCCAGGCTTCGCCGTCGCCCTGGGCGTAGCGCATGGCGACACCGACGACCTCGATGGAGTTCAGGTTGCCGCCGTGTCGGAGGAGGGTCGGGTTGTGCTGGTTCCACGCGGGGAGCTGGAGGGGAGTGTTCTGGTGGCCGGTTCCAAGCAGAGCACAGTCGGGCAGGAGGAGTTTGAAGCTGCCGTCCTGGAAGTATCCGCTCTCGTTTGCTCCGTTGGCCATGTGCTATCCCGCCTTCGCCTGTAGCGCCGCGATGGCGGCCTGCAGGGCCTTGATCTGCTGCGCGGCGTTCTTGTCGTTAGCGATCATCTCCTGCAGCTTGCCCAGGAGGGCGGCTTGGAGCTGCTCGACGGATTTGCCCGTCTCGTCGCCGCCCTCGGGGACGTCGCCTTTCTTCTTCCCCTTGTCCTTGGCCTTGCCGGGCTTCTTCTTCCAGTCCTTCATGCCGAACTCGTCGGCGAGTTTCTCGCGTTGGGATTCCTTGCTCTGGCGTTCCTTCCGCTTTTCCCAGTTCTTGCCGCCGAAGGTCTCCTTGCCGGCCTTCTCGCGCGCGGCGTCGGCCTCTTCCTTGCTGATGAGGCCGGACTTGGCGGCGTCGGCGAGCTTTCCCTCCTTCTCGCTGAAGGCGGCCTCCTGGCGTCGTTGGCGCTCGGCGGAGACACGTCGTTGGGCCTCCCTCCGTGCGGCCTGGCGTTCGTTGCCCATGCCGCCGGCGACGCCCTTGGCCATGGCCTTGAGCTCCTTCTGGACCATGGTCTCCCGTTTCTGCTGGCGTGCCGACTGGCCGCCGCCTCCCATCGCGCCGAGTCCTCCGCCTCCGCCCGCCCCGCCGAGTCGATCGGCGGCCGAGCTGAGTCCCTTGCCCGCGCGCTCGAGCCAGCCGTATGCCTTCTTCGCAGCGGGCGGCGGTTCGCCGCCACCTCCGCCGGACGCAGGTGCAGCGGCGCTCGTCGAGCCGCCCTTGCCGGCCTTCGCGGGCATGACGTTGGCGAACATGGCGGCAAGCTCGGCGAGCTCTTTCTTCTGGTCCGCGGTCATTCCCTCAAACGCCTTCTTCAGGTTTGCGAAGGCGTCGTCGCCCTTCTCGAAGATGTTGTCCCACATGTCGGCCCAGGCCTTTTCCTTGTCCGCCTGGCCCTGGACGAAGATCTCTTGTGTGTCGGCATCGAATTCGCGGAGCTTCTTGCGCGCGTTGTCGATGCCGAGCTCGACGGCCTTCATGGGTTGGGAGCGGGCCACGTTGGCGCCGATGGAGACGATCTTCTCGCCGAGGTTCTCGAGGCCGGGGATGCGGGCGATGTCGGGGAACCTCTCCTGAAGGTTCTCGATCATCTGACCGACGGCGACGAGGGCGTTGCCCAGAGGCTTTTTGATGGAGTCGGCGATCCATCCGAAGACCCTCGCGACGGGAGAGGAGATGGCGAGGAAGGCATGCAGGATCCCGCTGGCGGCGTCGCGCGCGGCGACCTTGATGGCGGTCCACACGGAGAGGGCGGCATACTTGATGGGCTCCCACAAGATCGACGCGCCGCCTTTGATGATTTCCCACCAGGACTTCATGAGCCACTTCGCGTGAGTGATCACGATCTGGGCGACGTGCTTCAGGGCGGTCTTGGCGAACTCGGGCATGGTGAAGAAGGCCTTGCCCCCCGCCTTGATCGACGCGATCATGTGGTCGAGGTTGAAGCCCTTGGCCATCTCTATAACGTTGCGGAGCTTCTCGTTGACCCACTCGAGGGCGCCGCCGAAGGCGTCGGACTCGGAGATGCCCATGGAGAACGACGCGACGAGATCTTTGACGTTTGCCCAGAGGGCGGAGATGCCGATGGCCGATTCGCTGCCGGTGATGCCGAGCTCCGTGATGCCTTGCTTCATCTCGGCCAGAGCGGCCTTGACGACCAGCGCCTTCTGCGCGTCGGCGGCGAGCTTCTGGAAGGCGCCCTCGCCGTGGAGTCGGTTGAACTCGTCACGCACTCCTTCGGCGCCCTTCATGAGGATGCCGAAGTCGTCGAGCATGAGGACGGATCCGCGCGCCAGGCCGGTGGCCATGGTGTTGATGGCGCTGGTGACGTCCTTGCCGATGGCAATGGCTTTCTTGCTGGTGAACTCGAAGAGCGTCTTGATGTCGTCGGTGTTCATGCCGACCGAGATCAGTTGATTGGCCTTGGCCATGACCTGGGCCTGGGTCATGGTGTTCGAGGCCGCGCGCTGCAGATCCGTGATGAGCGTATCGGTGGCCTGGCCGGAGGTCTGGGTGAGGTTCTCGAAGGCCTTCCGGATCAGGGCGAGGTTGGCGCCGAGCTGAACGAACTTGACGGCGGCGAAGGCGGTGCCGATGGCGGCGGCGGATGCGATGGCCGTCGCCTTGATGCCGCGAAGGGCGACGGTGGCGACTTTCTTCGCGGCGTTGAAGGGCGCAGCGATGGCGGTCTTGATGCCGGCCATGCTTTGCTTGACGCCCTGACGGAACTTGCCGACGATTCCGGAGGCGGCGTCCTTGGCGCTGATGGTGATGGTGAGGGCTTCGCTCATAGGAGATCACCACGGGAGATCTGACGGTTCGGCGACTGCGTCGGCCTGGGCCGTGCGCTCGATGTCGGCGAGGATGTCGCGGACGAAGAGGACAATGGGGATCCGGTCCGGGTGCAGACGCATGCATTGTGTTGCGAGCCAGTAATCATCGTATGCCTCGGGGGGCGGGCCGTCGCCCTGAAGGTAGGCAACGACCCGCTCTCTCAGTTTCCCGACAGGATCCGTGATCCCTGATTGATGCGGTCGACCCACTTGGCAGGGATGCCGTCGTAGGCGGCCCGCCGATCCTCGGGCGAATCGATCTTGCGGGGAATGGGGCCCCAGGCCTCGGGCCACTGCTCGACGACGCCGACGAGAAGGTCGTCCATGATCTCGAGCTCGGTGGCCTCCTCGGTGACGGCCCGGCGCGAAACGCTCCACAGCATGAGGCCGATGGTGACCGTGCCGGCGGAGCCGACGTCGACGTTGGCGCGCTCGCCGTTCTTGAACTCGGTATACCACTCGGGCCATTCGGTCTGCCGCTTGGCGAACTCCTCGTGGATCTTGGGCGTGGCGCCGTCCTGCTGCTGCATGTCTTCTTTGTGCATCACCGCCATGCGATTTCTCCTTCCTTTGTTAGACTACGTCTTCGACAGTGGCCTGGATCTGGTCGCCGCTCGTGGGCTGCTCCACCTCGAAGTTGATGGTCTGCTTCCGCACCTCGCCGAGGCCGCCGCGGACGGGGACGTCGGGCAGGAGCATCTTGGGAATAAGGATGGTGATCTTCCCATCGGTCGTCTCGGTCGGATGGGTCAACACGATCTCGAAGCTGCTCGTGGTGCCGGCGCGCAGGGCCGTGAGGTAGGTGGTGACGTTGAAGGCGATGACTGCGCTGCCGTTGACGACCTGCGAACCGCTGACGAGGTAGGACAGCAACTGCGTGCTGCCGTAGAAGGGACCGGGCTGCAGACCGTTGGCGATGGTGATGGATCCGCTCTCGATGGTGCCGACGACGGTGCCGTCCGGCAGCTCCATGACGCCGTCTTGGAACTTGAAGGGGACCTGGGTCGTGTAGGTGGGGTCGGCGGTGAACTCGGCGGAGGCGTCGGCGCCCTGCTTGCCGATGATGTCCATGGCCAGGCCGACCTCGCCGCCCTGGTCGAAGCTGATGGTGCCCTGGTTGACCATGCAGCCGTAGTAGGCGCGCTGCTCGAGGGGGTCGCGCTTCTGGATGGTGTAGCTCTTGAGGCTGTCGTCGCTGTCCCGATCCAGGACCATGTTGAGCAGGCGCTCGGCGCTGTCCGGATAAAGAAGCGAGTTGATGGAGCCGGAGATGTCGTTGGTGTTCTTGATGCCAACGGCGCGCATGAAGCCGCCGACGTTCACGTCGGGCCAGTAGATGGCGGCCTTCTCATCGATCTGGAAGCCGTTGTTCCTCTGAGGGACGTCCTTCCAGTCGGGGGTGCCGGGCTGCGTGCCCCAGGCGCTTTCGGCGTCGCTGACGCGGTAGTGGAGACGGTAGCCTTGGAACTCATTGCCCATCGGTTGTTACCTCCTTCGGCTTGGGGGAGTCGCTCGCGAGCTCCCACTTGCCGTTGTTGTCGGCGGCCATCGCCTGGGCGAGGTCGGCGTCGACGCCGTCGACGATTTCGCCCGGCTCCACGTTCCGCTTGAGCGGCGTGCAGATGCCGGGCGCCTTGCCCTTGTAGCGAAGGCTCAGGGTTTTCGGTTGTTTGGTTTCCTTTGCCATGTGCGGATCTCCTGTCATGAGTCGATGGTGAAGAGGGCGTCGTTGCGGCCGTCGCAGAAGATGTGGAGCGTGAGGGTGAACTCCGCAAGCCAAGCGGCCGAGGGGGTGTCCTCTTTGAACTCGCCCTGGCGGAGCTTGAGCCTGCTGAACTCCCATCCTTTGATGTAGCTGAGGCCGAGGTTCAGGTAGACCGAGTCCATCAACGGGCCGTAGACGCGGCAGAAAAACTCCACGATGTAGGCCCACTCGTCCTTGTTGATGGCCAGCGTGAACTCGACGGGGAAGAGGAACTCCTGCTGCGCGTTGTTGGGGAGCGTGATGTTGCCCAGGTCAGGCCGGATGATGGTGGCCGGGCAGTCGACGGGTCTGAGGTCGATGCCGATATCGGCGAGGGAGGAGAACTTGAACTTCCTTCCCTCGCCGATGAAGGCGACATAGTTCGCGTCGTCCTCGAGGACCGTCCAGATCTTGTCGTAGGCCTCGGTGAACTTGGTGGGGGTTGCCGCCACTTACTTCCCTCGCTTCCGCGCGATCATGGCGCCGACGACGTCGAGGGTGATGGACGCGACGCGGCTCACGATGGCGGCGTCGATGCGTTGGGTCTTGGTGTCGGCGCGGCGCTGGACTTCTCGGATGATCTGTTCTCTCATTCCCTTCATGGTGTCCCTCCTAGGATGGATCCAGGAACTCGTCGAGGGTGTTATCGAGATCGTCGCCGGAGCGATCGGTCTCGATGTCCTCGCCGGAGTCGTCTTGCTTGGTGTATGTGATCGCGGGCTGCACGTCCTTTTCGGTGGTGCGGATGCTGGTCGCGGTCGATTCGCCGGGGATGCTCCGCTTGCCGTCGCGGATCTCCTCGAGCCGCTTCATGGCGTCGCGGAAGCGGCTGACCCAGAGGACGTCCATGCCGCCGCCCTCGGCGGCCATGCCTCGGCGCGTGGCGAGGTTGTAGACGGCGATGTCGACGGAGCACAGCTTGATGAGATCCGGGGCCGAGGAGAAGGGGACGGCGTAGCGCGTCCCGATCATGGAGTCGATCTCGGCGTCGGCGTGGGCGATGGACTCGGTTACGATGTCGTCGTCGTCGCCCGACCAGAGCGAGATGATCTCCTCGTCGACACGTTTCTCCAGGTCGGCTTTCGCACAATAGGCCACGTTGACGTCTCCAAAGCAGTCCGCGAATCACAGCGCTCAAGTTCCCCCTCTCGGGGAGAGGGGGTTGTTGAGGGCTGTTATCACGTGAGGACGTCGCTGATGATGTAGCCGCACTCGGTGCAGACGACCTTCTCGTCGTTGATCACCGAGACCTCGACCATCTCGCCCTTGCGGTTGGGCACGAGATACGTGGTAACGGCGATGTCGAGATTGCCCTCCTGGGCCTTGCGGAACTGATAGCCCACCGAGCAGGTCTCGAGACCGGGGTTCGGATCGACGTAGACGAGGATGACGTTGTCGCCATCCCAGATGAAGTCGATGCTCTCGGTGAGGCCGGGCGCGGCTTCGTTCTGCAGGGATCCGGGGATGACGACGTTCATGTTCCAGAGCGTGGGCGGCAGGTCGCCGTTGACGAGCAGGTTGCTCTGCGTGTACTTGATCAGCTCGCGCACGGTCGAGTCGCGCTTGACGACCTTGGACACGGCCTTGGGGATGATGATGTGGGTCGGCTCGTGGCCGCACTGTTTCACGAACGCGAGCTTCGCGTCGTCGACGTTCTCTTCGATGACGACGCTGGCCCCCGCGTCCCACTTCACGCTCGGGGTGTCATCCTCGAAGGTCGTGGTGTTGTCGAGGAGCGCGTTGACGCGCTTCTCGATGCCGACGCGGAGCTTGCCGAGGAGCTTCCGTGTGGTGGTCTGCTTCGGGCGAAGCGGGGTGTCGGCGTTGTCCAGGGTTCGCTTGGTGACGAGGTGGCGCAGGGCGTACTCCTCGGCGGAGTAGGTGTCGGTGGTGGTCGACCACTCGATCTCGTTGGCCTCGGCGCCGTCGGCACGGAGGGTCTGGACGTCGTCGTCGATCTCCTCGCGCTCGAAGATGTAATACTTATCGCTTTCCTTCTGCACGGGGAGCACCGGGAAGACGGTGTCGGCGACGAACCCGCCGCCGGACCCCAACTGGATCGCCAGGTTGGACAGCGGGACGTCGATGTGCATGTCTTTTGCTTGAGGCATGGTTTACTCCTTTCTGTTGTGTCGTGTGCGACCTCTATCGGTAGCAGGGGACGCGCATCTCGATGCCATTGATCTGCGCGTATCCATCGGCGGTCGCGCCGGTGTCGTCGGTCTCGAAGGACACCTCGACGTGCAGAACGCTGCCCGCCGCGAGCTCGTCGCCCGTGCTGTCGCTGTCGATGGTGAAGTCCTCGTTGGCCTCGGTGGTAACATCCTTCATGTCGATTGCGGCGGTTGTGCAGAGGTCGGTCGCGTCGAGCGCTCCCGCTTTGACATGCTTCACGACGACATCGAGGAGGCTTTCCGCGTTCCGGGCGGCGGACACGAGGCCCTTGACCCGGCACACGATGTCCTCTCCGGCGACGTAGTCGGCGGGGACGACATAGTCGAAGCTGCACTTCTCCGTCGCGTTGGCGGTGGCCCCGCCGTTGGTGGTGGTGCCCACGACCGGCGAGCCGGCCGCATCGGCCAGGCCGAGCGTCCCACCATCGCCGTCGGGCGTGTCGGGCAGGGCATCCTTGACGGCATTCTCACACCGCAGGTCCGTGAGGGCGATGGCGTGGGTCTTGGTTACCTCGCTCTCATACGCGTATTTCGACGGGCAGATGAAGGCGGGGATCAGTTCGTCCTCGGCGCTGGCATCGTCCATCGCCGAGCCTACGCAGTTCTGGACGTCGGTCGTGTCCAGCGTCGCCGTGTCGGCCTTGCCGTCGGCGTCGGAGATGAGCATCTCCCCGTTGGCCACGGCGGAGTCGGCGGCGGAGATCGGGTAGACCCCGAGCGCGCAGATGCGGGCGGTCTCGCCGGTGGTCCCGGAGTTCATAAAGACGCCGAGCACTTCCCCGTCGTTGGCGCCGGAGGCGTTTTCGGCCTTGTTCGGATCGCTGGCGTTGGCCACGGCGATCCGGTTCTTGGTGAATGTCCCGGAGGCCTCATAGGTCAGGTCCAGGATGACTTTCTGCCGAATCATGGGTCTCTCCTTTCGTTGGTTCTTCGGTTTTGCGGAAGGGGCCGTCTATGAGTGACGGCTACTCCTCCATCTTGTCGACGGCGATCATGGCATCCTCGTAGGAGACGGGGCTGCCCTTCTTCACCTGCTCTTCCTGGAAGGCGACGATCTTCTCGTGAAGCTCGACGGAGTCCTGGTCGAACTCGTCGCCCTCATACTGCTTGCTCGCGCCGGGCTTCGCGGCGGTCTCGGCGACCTCCTTGAAGTTGACGACCTCGGGGATGGCCTCGAGGAACTTCTTCATGAAGTCGAGTTGCGAGACGGAGACCTCCTGGGTCTTGCCGTCTTTCTTCTCCTCGAACTTGAGGACGGTGTCGCCCTCGGTGTCGGCGCTGAGCGTCTCCATGAATGCGGCCAGGCCCATGTCCTCCCACGCGGGCAGGAGCTTGCCGGCGTCCTTCTGCTTCTCGCAGAAGGTCGCGATGTCGGCGGTCTTGGCCTGGGCGGCGCGGTCGGTCTCGGCCTCGGACAGCTTGGTCGCCTTGTCCTCGGCGTCCTTCTGCTTCTTCTCGGCCTCGGCGAACTTGGCGTTGGCCTCGTCGAGATCGGCCTGCAACTTCTCGTTCTCCTCTTTGAAGGAAGCGGTCGCCTCGGCGATGCCGTCCGCGATCATCTTTCTGACTTCTTCCGGGGTCATGTCGATTTCCTCCTTTGCGTTGAAGTCAATACTGACGTGTTTTCCACAGGCCTCGTTGAACTGCGCCGCGGCGAGGCCCTTGACCTGCGGCGGTTTGGCTCCGAGGAATGTGACGGCCCGGAGATAGGGCCGCTTCATTCCCATGAAGCTGGGATAGATCTCGGCGCTCACCTTGCGGTAGGCGCCGGAGTTGTAGAGATCCTTCATCTTCTGGGTGACGAGGGACGGCACGGCGACGAGCTTCTTGCCGGCCTTCTTGACCTCGCCGATCCATCCGAAGGCGGGTCCGCTGTCGTTGTGGTCGAGGGTGATGGGCGCCTCGTGGACCTTGGGGTCGTAGGTGTTGGCCATGGTCTCGAGATCGTCCTCGGTGAACTCCCCCTGCGGATACGTGCCCGCTCGGAAGATCTCGATCTCGGCCTCGAAGGCGACGTAATCCTTGCGGTCGTCCGAGGGCTTCTTCTCCGGGGTCGCGGTGTTCTCGGGCTCGGGCATCTAGCTTGCCTCCTGAGCGGCTGGTTGCCGTTCAAAATCGTTCAAAGGGTCCCTTTTGCTGTCTTGTCTCATTGGCCCAACACCTTCCTCACAGCGGCGCGCAGGAGTTCGAGGTATTTGGCCATCTGCTGGCGCGTGGGCTGCATGATGATCGGCCGCTTGGGGAGCTTGATGGACGTCTTCTTCTTCAGGGCGTTCCAGATCATGAAGGCCCAGGGATTCCAGTCCTTCTTCGCGTGCGACGGTTTGCCGGTGGGCGTGGTGTCGGGCGCGGATCCGAAGTCCCACTGGAGGTTGTCGCTCACGATCTGCGCCTTCCGGGCGTCGAGAGAGAAGGGGGCCGTGCCGCCCTTGTGGTGGTGCTTGGCGTAGGGGACGCGTGTGCCGAAGCGGACATAGTTGTCACCTGTCTCCAGGACGCCCTTGCCGCCGGGGCTGAGGCTGTCGAGGAGGATGCCCCTGTCGCGCAGCGGACGGAGCTTGGCGGATGCCTTCTGCACGTCCTGGAAGCTGCCGATAGGGCCGGCGCCGCGACGAAGCAGGACGCCGGTTAGGCCCAGGCGCGGCCATCCGCTCTGTGCGCGATCGAGGAAGCCCTGGCGCTGATCGCGGAGGCCCATGACACCGACGCGCTTCCAGGCCTTCTGCATCTCGGGATGCTTGCCCTGGGCGGCGGCCTCGATCATGCGGAGCTTGGCGTCGAGCTCCTTGTCTCCCTCGATTTTCACGTGCACGTCGATCATGCGGCTTCCCTCTGCAAGTGGCCGCTGTTGTGGGCGAAGCCTTCGTCCGGCGTCAGGTCGGCGGGCTTGGTGGAGCCTTCCCATTCCTCGTCGGTGAAGATGGCGATGGTGGTGCATCGGCAGTTGTAGCCGTTGGGCGGCCACCACTCGAGCCAGACGACGTCGTCGTTGGCGAAGGTCTCGCCGTGCATGTCCTCGTGGGTCGGGCGGACGCGGTTGTCGTCCATCGAGATGTATCGATAGGCGACGACCATGTCGGCCACGTCGGGGTCCTGGTGCATGGCCCATCGGCCGGCGTGGTAGGCGTCTTGCACGTTGGTGCGGAAGATGGTCTTGATGTGCCAGTCGCTGAGGGGCGTGACGCCGATGCGGTCGAGCTTCTCCTCGACGAAGTCCTGGAAGTCGTCGACGGTGAGTCCGTCGCGCAGGGCGGACTCGACGAGGTTCTGGATCTCGGCGATGATGGAGCGGCGTCCCTTGCGCGCGCTGACCCAGGGGAGCTTGACGGTGAAGCTGTTCGCCTTGCCCTTCGCGGTGAGTCGGTCGTATTCCGCGCGGGTCTTGGGGTGCTTCTTCATGATGAAGGCGATGGCCTGCTTGAACTCGGCGGGCCACTCGGCGAAGCGGACGGGATCGTCTGCGAGCTTGGCATCGAGGAGGACGTCGTATCCGCCGCGGAGGCGGGCGTAGATCATGGCGGCCTCGATGAGG